TGATGTAAAAAGTATACAAAAAGTGTTAAAATTACACTGATAATACTACTAAAATGTTGGGAGGGATTGTTATGTATAAGATGATAAAATTCATCGGATCAGAAGTTACCAAATCTACCCAGAAAATAAATAATTCGATTTTAATGTTTAATTCAGTAGTTTTTGATAGAAAAAATATTAGTTTTTCTTCAAAATATAAAGTGCCTAAAGATGATAAGAGTAGTATAAGAGAGGACTACAAAAGAATAGGAAAGGACATTTATAAAGTTTTAAATAATTATGAGCAAAGAAACCAAAAACGACTTGCAGAGCAGTAAGGCAAATGTAGATGAAGTTATTGATAGTGTAAAGAAATTGCCACGAGAAGATCAAGAAATGGCTATCTCAAAATTAGAAATGTACTCAGGACCTATTCCACATCCTGATATTTTGAAAAAGTATGATGAATTAGATCCAGGTGCTGCAAAATTGATTATAGAAAATGGTGTAAAAGAATCTGAACATCGAAGAAAATTAGAGGTTCAAGCAATGAATTATACTGCTAAAGATTCAAAACGCAGAGAATGGATGGGTTTCTTTTTAGGGATAATAATAATTTTAGTTGGAGCATTGTTAATATATCTTGGACATACTATTACAGGTACTGTTCTTTCTGGAATATCAGCAGTTAGTTTAGTTAGTTTATTTGTGGGTAATAGTAGTGAAGAAGATAAGTCTGAAAAAAAAGAAGATAAGAATTCTTAAATTAGAATTTATAGAGTAGTCTGAAAAACTTTTTCAGGCTATTTTTATTTTATGTAAACGAAATAAATGTTTAATTTAGAACAAAAAAGTGTAGGACAAGTGTAGAAACAGTGTAGATTAAGTGAAGACTTTCCGTGCTATTATGATATTGTAGCAAAGTAAGTTAGGTTAGTCGCTTTATAGACCATGAGAGTTAAAACTTACAATGCGTATTTTAGTTGTTAAATTAAATTTCACTTCAAGAAGTCTAGTCTTTATGGCTAGGCTTTTGTATTATATTTGTGAGGTGAAATTTATAGTGATAAACAAAACATTAAAATTATTAATTGCTGTGATAACTGTTGTAGGATATACATTAATGGTGGTGAATAAAGTGAATATAGGCTATATGATAATTGGATTATTAGTAATAGTTTTAATATCCTTTTTATTGGTTCCTGAGATTAAGCAAATTTCAACTAAATATTTTTCACTATCTAAAAAAGTTAATGAGGCAATGGTACAGTATAAAGAATTTAAAGAAACTGTTTATCCAATCCTACAAATAGAATTAGCTAATATCTCTAGTGTCGGATATATGGATGCAGGGCCTAAAAGTAATGAACTTGTTGAATTTCTTGAAAAAATAAAGAAAATAAAAATTAATGATGATAGAATTAATAACTTAATTGTAGTTGCCAAATCACAAGTTTTATTAGCTTTTAAAACGGAACTAGCATATTACAACAGTAAAGCCAAAGGATTTATTAGTACAGGATTAAAACCTTACTATTCAGATGATTATATTGATAAAGATAGTATATTTGTTGATTTCAAAGGGTTAGAAAATTTAATTGATGAAATAGAAGATATTAAAACTAAAGGGAAATATCAAACTAAATTACATAAACTAAAACAATTCTATAATGAAAATTTTTAAGTCAGTCTAGCCAGGCTGGCTTTTTATTTTGGAGAAAATTATGAAAGATAGTATAGATTTCGGAAAAGTACAAACTTATGAAGAACTGAAGATGTTACGTGAGTTAGAAAAGCACTACAAGAAACATCCAGTAAAACATAAGCGTAAGTACAGTAGAGATGTTAGCAAGATTAAATTAAAAGGTGGTGGGTGATATGGTGTGAAGAAAAGTGAAGAAAAAGGACCTTTTTTTGAATTGACTAAAAGACAGAAAAAAGCCGTTGTTATGCTATATGAAGGTACTTATACCAACAAAGAAATTGCAGAAGTACTTCACTGCTCAGAGAGTTTAATTTATAAGTGGAAACGTGAAAATAAATTGTTCCAACAAGCTAGAAGACAATATGAAACTATGATTATTGAAGACAAGTATGTTTCGGAAGCAATGCAATCTATTTATGCTTTAGTTAAAACAGCTAAATCTGAAATGGTTAGGTTACAAGCTGCTATTTCTATTTTGAAGTTGGCTGGTAGGTTAACTGATAGTAGCACACCAGAGCTAGATAAAGCTAAGGTACGTAAGGCAAATGCAGAGGCAGATATTGCTGAATATAAAGCGAAAGCATTATCAGAAGCTGGGGCTAGTGGAGTTGAATTAGTTAATAAGTATCTAGATAAATTAGACGCTACAGCAAATGAAGAGGTTGGTGGAAATAATGAGTCTTAGTGATATTTATACAGAAAGACAAATTGAAGTGTTAAAAAAATATAAACAAGGGTTCCGACTAATGATAAATTATGGAGCCAAGCGAAGTGGTAAGACTGTAATTGATAATGACTTGTTTTTGATGGAGTTACGGGAAGTCAGAAAACGAGCAGATGAAAGGAATATAAGAGAACCACTTTACATTTTAGCTGGCGTTTCATCCAAGACAATTGAACAAAATGTATTAAATCCTATACGAAATAAATATGGAATTGATTTTCAATTTGATAAGCATGGTAATTTTACTTTATTTGGTGTCAAGGTTGTTCTAGCTTATACCGGTTCTATTGGTGGTTTAGGTGCTATCCGCGGTATGACAAGTTTTGGATCATACATCAATGAAGCATCAATGGCAAATATGGAAGTATTTAAAGAAATCATGGATCGCTGTTCTGAAAAAGGTTCAAAGATAATTTGTGATACTAACCCAGATAATCCAGAACATTGGCTAAAGAAAAATTATCTTGATAATGATAATCCAAATTTTAAAATCGTTTCAACACATTTTACTTTAGAAGATAATACGTTTTTAGATAGTGATTATATAGAACAACAGAAAGCTGGGACACCTAGCGGGATGTTTTATGATAGGGATATCTTAGGCCTTTGGGTTAATTCAGAAGGCGCTGTTTATCAAGATTTCGATAAGAATAAGATGATAGTTGATGGAGTGCCAGATGGCTTAACATATATCGCTGGTGTTGACTGGGGATATAGTCATTTTGGCTCGATAGTAGTATTTGGTAAAGATAATAAAAACAATTATTACTTAGTTGAAGAACATACTAAACAATATAAAGAAATTGATTATTGGACTGAAACAGCGCAGAAGATAAGACGCAAATATAAAATAGATATGCCTTTTTATTGTGATACAGCGAGAGTAGAGCATATAAATCATTTTATTAATGCAGGAATTAATGCAAGATATGGTTATAAAAGCGTAATTAATGGAATTGAAATAATATCTAAGTTGATGAAACAAGGAAATTTATTTGTAAAAAGTGGAGTGACTGATAGATTTCTAAAAGAAATATACTCATATGCTTGGAATGATAAGAGCAGAGATCAAGACGCAGTTATCAAAGAAAATGATGATGTTATGGATGCCATGAGATATTGTTTAGCGACACCAATTCATTTAGATCAACAAAGAAAATATTATCCAAATCCAGATAGAAATAAGATTAGTCAAGGTTTGAGAAAATTGGGATTATAGGAGGTGTAACATGCTAGATAATAAAGAATTATTTTTCAGAAGTTTAAACAGTCAACTATTACAGAAAGCTAATACTAGCAAATCTATTGTTGAAACAAATAAAAAATATTGTATTCCGGAAGATAAATTTAATAATGTATTTAGTTCTAATAATCCAGAAACAATAGCTAATCTAGCAAATGATTATATTGTTCATCATTATACCTATCAAGCTCCTAGAATAACAATGTTACAACGCTATTATTATGGTGATAACGATATTCATTATTGGGTAAACGACAAGGCAGCAAATGGTAGAGCTGATAATAGAATAGCCAGTGGTTTTCCTAAATTTATTACTAATATGAGAGTAGGGTATAGATTAGGCAAACCAATTCAATTTAAGTGGTCTGATAATACCAATCCTGACAATGAAATTATTGATTTAGTAAAGAAGTTTAATAATTTAAATGATGAAGAATATCATGAAAAAGTAATGGGGATTAACTTATCTATCACTGGTAGAGCTTATGAACTCTTATATACAGGAGAATCAGTACAAGATGCTAACGGTGACTGGAGTATTCCTGATGTTCATTTAAAAGCAATAGATCCAGCAACGTGTTTTGTTGTTTATGATACAACAGTTGAATCTAAGCCTTTATTTGCAGTAAGATACTATGCTTACGAATTTAATGACAAAACAGTATATTATGCTGATGTATATACTTCTAGTAAGCTATATCACTACAAAATGCAAACAGCCAATACTGGCGGTAAAATGGAGTATTTGAGTGATGATGATTTATCATTCAATCAAGTTCCAATTATTGAATATTATAACAATGAAAATAGAGTTGGAGATTGGGAGCAAAAAATAGACAATATAGATGCCTATGATTTAGCAATGTCTGAAATGGCTAATAGCCAAGAAGATTTTGCTAACGCTAAATTAATGATTAATGGAGATATGGATTTTGAGAAGGAACCATTAACTAAACCAGATGGAACACCAATTTTAGATGAAAATGGAGAACCTGTTTTTGTACCTAAGGTAGATACACAAGACAGGTATTTATTTTTAAAACCATCTGTAATACCTAATGCTAACAACGGAAATACTGTTATTAATTCTAGTGCGGAATATTTAACTAAAAACCTTAATGAAGCAGGTTGGGAGATTTATATTAAGCGCTTGGTTGCTGATATCCATAAAGATACCAATACACCAGATGTAAGTGATGAAAATTTTGGTGGTAATAATAGCGGAATAGCCCTTGCTTATAAATTATTTGGCGAAGATCAAGAAAGAAGTATGCAAGAATCTTTATATACAAAAGGAATCATGCAAAGATTAAGATTACTCAATTCTTATTGGTCTAGTCTAAAATTATGTGATAAAGATATTGTAAATAAATTTTCAATAAAATACTTACCTAATGTACCTAAAAATGATAGTGAAATTGTTAATATGTTTAATGTTTTACAACAAAGCGGTGCATTGAGTGATAAAACGTTATTAGAATTTGTAAGTGTTATTACAGGAATTGATGCAGAAGCAGAAGAAGAGAGAATAAAGCAACAGCAGCAAGAAGAAGGAAAATATGGTTTTGATGCTGCTTTACAACAAGTAGATGAAAGTCAATTAGAACAAGCAAGAAAACAATTAAATTTAGATGATACTACTAGAATAGAGACACCAAGCGATTTCATACGTAGAATGAGAAGTGAAGAGTAATGTTATCTAAAAGTAAAATGCAAAAGATCTTAAAAGAAATCTATGGTGCTAATTTAATTGATAGGCAAACCTTAGATAGATTATTTAATAGTTCTGAAAAGGAAATATTGGGCTATCTAACGTCTTTTATAGCTGATGATAGTAATTGGTCTGGAAAGGCAAATAAAGACGATATAGAAGAAATACAAGCGGAATTAAATGAGTTGTCAAAAGATAACAATTTAGTCCCGCTTGTTTCAGTTATGATAGCTAATTTACGAAATGCAACCGCAGGAGATGTATTACAAGCTAGAATATCGTTACCTTTAATCAAAGTTGCACAACAGCAACATAGAATGATAGATAACGCGACTGTTGATGTTCCTAAGTTGTTAAGCAAATATTCTAAATTACAAGCACAAGAGATGCCTAACAATCACAAAGTGCCACCTAACTATGATGAACTATTAACTAAAATGATCCGTAGTAGTTGGGATAAAGCACATTTAAGTATTAACAAGGATATAAATTATACTATCCAAAGAATTAAACAAGTAGCAAAACAAGCTGCTAGTGCTACTGATGATAATTTAAACTATGCTAAAAGGATTGATAAAATACTGACTGGCGGTAAAGTGGGCAATGGTGCAAGTGGAAGAGCACAATCAATCATTAGAACATTTGCCAGTAGAGCCTTGAACGAAACAACATTCGCTAGTTATAAAGCTAGAGGAATACAGTATTATAGATTTTTAGCATTGGAAAGTAATACTTGTGCAGAGTGTCAAAGCATGGACGGAAAGATATTTAAAGTTGATGATGCAACGGAAGGAATTAATCGTCCACCAATTCATGTAAATTGCCAGTGCTGGACTGTTCCAATGGAAAACACTAATTTTGTTAGCAGAAGTGAAATTTCAGAAGAAGATAGTAATGAATAGTTAAGTATAAGCGCTCATTGAAGTACTTTTTATTTTGGTCTTTTTTGAGATTGCAGACCTTAAAGAACAATCTTTTTTCGTTGCCGAACGTTAAACGAGTATCAGGTTGAAATACCAAGTGAGGAGAAAGAATATGTCCGAAGAAGTAGAAAACCAAACTGAAACAGTTGAAAATACCGAAGAACCTAAAAAAGAAGAGAAAAAGTTTTCTCGTGATGATATTGCCAAAATGGTAAATGCTCAAGTTGATAAAATCAAAAATGATTTAGAAAGTAAATATTCTAAGCAACTTGAACAAGCAAAGGTAGAAGCTTTAGAAGAAGGAGAACGCCGAGCAAAGATGACTGCTGATGAAAAAGCAGAAGAAGACCGTAAGCAGCGAGAATTGGAGTTCGAACGTCGTGAAAAAGAACTTGAGTTGAGAGAGCGAAAAGCGGAAACAAGAGATTTATTAATAAATGCAGGTTTACCACTATCTTTTGTCAATCAATTAATGGGTAAAGATAGTGAAGAAACTCAAAGAAATATTAATGAATTTCAAAAGATTATTAATCAACAAGTTCAAAATGAACTACATAAAAAAGCCGCTGGTAAAGTACCTAATACAAGTTCGAGTTCTCCAGCTCCTCAAAAGAAGTTATCTGAAATGACACTTGATGAGCAAATGGCTTTATATCATGAAAATCCACAAGCATTTCAAGCACTACAAAATAATAAATAGGAGGAAGAATAATGCCACAATTTAGTTTAAAAGATGCAATTGTACCTGAAATTTTTGCACCTTATGTACAAAATTTATCAACAAAAACAAATAGATTTATCACATCAGGGATTACAACATCCAACTTTGATATTTCCGCTCAATTAACACAACCAGGAACAGAAATTCAAATGCCTTTTATCAATGATTTAGAAGGTGATCCTCAAATTTGGAACGACACTACAAATATTGCAATTGATTCAACAACAACTGGTAAACAAAGAGCGTTCAAATTCTGGCTTGCCAAAGCATTTGGATATACAGATTTTTCTGAAACAGTATCGGGAGCACCTATTCAAGAAACAATTGCTCAACGTTTCAGTGCATATTGGACTAGAACAGATCAACGTATTTTATTAGCTACTTTAAAAGGAATTTTTGCTAATGCTGATATTGCAACAGCTAAAATGTTCGATGACTCTTCTAATACATTCAGTGCTAAAGGATTTTTAGCAACTATCTCACGTTTAGGAGATTTACAAGATCAAACATTTAATAGTATTGCAGTTCATTCAGCTACTTATGCAATGATGAAAGCACAACAAATGATTGATACAGTACAACCAGCTAATGCAGTAACACCATTTGGAACATATAACGGTATGAATATTATTGTTGATGATGATTTACCAATTGAAAATGGAGTAGCAACTTCATATATTTTTGGTTCTGGTTCAGTTGGATATGCAGTAGCTGCTCCTACTAATGCACCAGCTATTGAAGTAGATAGAAATGCTAGAGAAAATGGCGGACAAACAGCAATCATCAATAGACGTGTATTGGCAACTCATGTAATGGGAACAACTATTGCTGATTCATTTGCTACAACTGCTGGTACAGTTGGAATTGAAGCATTAGAAAAAGGCACTACATGGGATTATGTAGTAGATCCACGAAATATCCGAGTAGTTGCATATAAAGCAAAATTAGATGATGCATTTGTAACAGCAACACAAAAGGGTTCTACAGACAAAAATAAGAAAGGCGCTACTTCTTCTGTAAAGTAGGTGATTAAATGAAAGATGAACTTGTTTTGAAACTATTAGAGATAGTTAAAAAGGATAAGTTTATTGATGATAATACACTAGATGATGTTTTAATGAATTATTTAAAACAAGCTGGAGATATGGTGTGTTTATATATTGCTGAAAATGAACTACCTAATACTTTAGAAACAGTAGTAGTGAGAATGGCAGAAAATCATTATATTCAAACAATGAATGATGCTGATGGAGTTAAATCATATACTGAAGAAGGTGCTAGTTGGACTTTCAATGATAATGATTTAACACCTTTTATATCTTTACTTGAAAAATATCTTGATAGTAAAAATGATAATTACCACAGAGGAGAGTTGATGTCATGGTAAGGATAAGGAAAATTATTTTACGGAACAAAATTACCAACAATGATATTGACTCTTTAGATGATAGTTATAAGATTTCAGATACCGAATGTTTTGCACATGTAACTGCAGTATCTGGATATCAAGCACAAATTAATCTAGTTGGTAAACAGTATGAAAGCCTGTTTGTTGCCAGAATAAAAGGACACCAACAAGCAAGTAATATTGTTTTAGACAATAAAGAATATGAAATAATACAAGTTAGATATCATGGAATAACCAGAACTGATATCTATTTTGGTAATAAAGGTAGTGATGAAAATGCCTTGGAATAATGACAATATCCCTGCTATTAAATATTCTTGGAGTGATAAGAGTCGAGATGATTTAGAAAATATAGCTAATATCTTAGATAAAGATTTTAATGGTGCTGGAGCTGAATTAAGAGCAGATCATAAAGCAATGGTTAATAATCTTAATGTAGCATTGAATATAAGTGCTATGGATGCTAGAGAAGAAGTAATTAGACTTATGAAACAACGCCAGTATCATTCTAAAAGTGGTTATGTAGGTCATGGAAATATGGTTAGTCAGGTTAAAGATCATGTTACAGATGACAAGCAAACGCATTTAATCTATACAGACGCAACTTCAAAGGATGGTTACAATTATTCACAAGCATTTGAATTTGGATTACTTAATAGAAATTATCCTGCACAACATCCATTCAGAGATGCAGGTAATAAAATCACACCACAAGTAGAAAAAATAGCAGAAGAAGCAATAAGAAAGGGGTTCTCATAGTATGGAAACTCCTTTTTTAATTATCTATAAAGGAATTATCAAACAACTAAGAGCCAATGAAGGTTTAAAAGATATTCAAATAAAAACCCCGTCGCAAGATTTTAAAAAATTACCAGTAATTATTATGCAACTTATAAATGGAGTTCCAGAAAAAATGGTGAAAAATGCTAGAGTTTATGATTATGAATTTCAATTTGATGTTGTAACTGATAAAGATAATCTTGTTAGAGGTTTAGAAATTGCATATCAATTAATGGATATACTAAGAAATTTAAATATTGATGAATATCAAATTGCTTTGTTAGATGATATTAATTTGTCATCTTTTATTGATAGTTCAACAACACAAATTTTAAATAGACAAGTATTAGATGTTAGATTTCAAATCATAGAAGAAAATATAATTTAATTGGAGGTATTAACATGGTTAGTACAGGGTCATTGACCGCAAGAGATTCAGATAAAATTATTTACTATTGGAAACGTATTGAACACGCAGCAGTAACAGATTTACCAGCAATTTTGGGGTTACAAGGTGCTACTTCAACAACTAATCAACGTAATGTTCAATCTACACAAACTAAAACAGGTGTAATTAAATCAGTACAAGCACCTAATCAAACACGAGTTGTAGATGTAATTATGACGGATCCTAAAGGTGCAACTACTGATATCGCCAAAGAATTGTATAACGCATGGCAAAATGGCGAAGTTGTAGGTTTGTGGAGATTAGACTTAAATACTTTATCCTACAACACTGAAGGCAAGCGACAAGTAGACGCTGAATTTTCTAAATGTTTAATTGGTAACTTGCCAGAAACAGAAGGACTAGGAGCTGCACAACAATCAAATATTACATTTGATGTGATTGGTGTTGCTCGCCGTTATGATAGCAACGAAAATCCATATCATTTAACAGAAGATGATCTGCCAGAAGGTGCATTTGATAGTATGGAGAAATTCTATAACTTTGCTAAAGGAACAGAAGTAGGTGTCGAAAATGGAACAATTGTTGATAAAACAACTTCTGACGCTAAATCAGGAGTAGCAGATAACTATACTTTAGGGCCTAAAGCTCAATAGTAATACAACGTCGCCTAAGAAATAAACAGTACGCAAGGGCGGCTATTGGAGGTATTTAAATGTTAATTAAAGAAACAGAAGTTGAAGTGAAATTCAATCATAGATTCTATAAAAATATTGTCAAAGGTTATAAAAGTAAAGATACGGATGGATTTTCAAATTTTATTAATGGATTAATAGCAAAAGATCCAGACGCTTTAATTGCTGGATATAAATTTGGACTTATTGGTAAAAAATTTACTGATGATGAAGTTGCTGATGCTTTAGAAGATAGTGGTGTTTTTGATAAAGACAATCCATATAAAGATTTGTATAAGAAAGTTGTGAAAAGTGGTTTTTTAAAAGCGAAAATTCAACTTATGAAGAAAAGTGCAGAAGAAGATTATCAAACTATCAAAGAATTATTGAACAAAGCTTCCTTGAAAAAAGACGAAAAAGAAGCATTAGAAAATCAATTCAAAATGACCGAACAACAATATCTGAAACAAAAGAAAGCAATGGAAGAATTAGCAAAATAATTGAAGAATTCGATAAGTCAATGTTACTTCTGTTAGAAAATCTAAATATTTATGTTGGTAAGTTTGTTTTAGATGAAGTGTTGGACTTAACACCAATTGAGGCAACTTATATTCTCTCAGGTGGACAAAAAAGAGAATTAAATAGGTTACAAGGTGAATTGTTGTTATCTAATGCAGTTAAGCCAGTAATTTTAGTTGATAATGCTGAAGAAATTAATCAAACTGTTTTGTCTCAATTGCAAAAACAACAAGATGATATAAAAGCAATAACTGATGAAAAGATACAACAAGAGCGGATAAGACAAACTGAAATGATGAACAAATTTACAGAAATATTTGGATAGGAGGGATAACATGGCTAATGCAATTGTTTCAGAAAAAAGAATAATTGTTAAACTTATTGATGAATTTACTAATAAATACAAAATAGTTAGTTCATCAATGCAAGATTTAACTAAGCAAATAGAAGCCTTTAATAATAAATTAAAAGTCGGTACAGCATCTCAACAGTTAAAGCAAGAGATGGATACTTCACAAAAAGCTATTAAAGATACTACTGAAAAAGTAAAAGATCTAGGTAAAGAAATTGAAAAGCCTAAAAAGACTAAAATTGATAATTCTAACGCAGACAAACAATTAAAAGATCTAGAAAATCATATCAAGAACTTTCAAAAGCCTAAATTAGATTTTAAAGGATTTACATTTGGAATTTCAGATGCTGATAAACAGTTAAAAAGGTTTGAAGATCATGTTAAGAATTTTAAGCAACCTAAACTAAATTTTAATGGCTTTACTTTTGATAAACAAATAAAAGAAGTTAATTCTAAAACAAATAGCTTTAATAACACTTTACAAAAGGTTATTGGAAGTCTAGGAAAATTAAAGTCTAATGCTACTAATACTTTTAGTAACATGAAAAAAAGCATGGATGAAACAAAAGAAAAAGCCAGTCGCTTAGGAGATATTATTAAAGGTTCTTTAGTAGCTCAAGGTATATCTGGTGCAATTTCTGGTACTTGGAATTTAATTAAAGCTGGAATAGGTGGAGCAATAGCTGAAGGTCTAAAATACAATAGATTACAGCAGAATATGAAAGCCCAATGGACTACATTGGCAGGTTCAGCTAAAGAAGGGTAAAAGTTAGTAGACATGACTAACGAATTAGCTATTGCTGCACAAAACTCAACAGAAATGGTTAATGGATTAAACCAACAATACTATTCTGTAACGGAAAACGCAGATAAAACTAAGGAACTGACTAAGGCAACGTTGACACTTCAAGACGCATTCGGTAAATCTGATGCAGAAGTACAAAATTTTTCCTTGCAATTCTCACAAATGATGGCTAACGGGAAAGCTAGTGCTCAAGACTTCTTATCATTTACAAATGTCTTTCCTAAAATGAAAGGTGAATTAGTAAAGTATGAGCAAGAAGTAAAGCATAATACATCACTAACTACTAAAGATATCAACGAAATGATTTCTAATGGTGAAGTTAGTGCCGAAGATATGTTTAACGTCATGATGCGAATGCAAGATAAGTATAAAGATGCTACTAAAAATTTTGGTTCAACACTTGACGGAATGGCAAGAACTATAAAAGGAACTATGCCACGATTGCTAGGCTCAATGACACAAGGAATGGCAGCTCAAGCTAATCCAATTTTTCAACAAGTTTCTAATTGGGTAAGCGATAAGAAAACAGAAAAAAAGTTTGAAGAATTAGGTAAAACCATTAGTAAAGGTACATCAGCTGTTATGGAGGCTATCCAAAAATCTATTGGTGCTAAAGATATGAACGATCTATTAGATAAAATGATGGATGGAATAACTAACGGTGTTGAAAAAATAGCTGACTTCTTATCTGAGCATGCAGACGATTTAATAACAGGTGGCAAAGCTATTTGGGATATCGTAAAAGCACTTGGTGAAGGTGTATGGAATAGTTTCGCAACGTTTTTAAGCATTCTAGGCGGAGGAGATGTTGGTAATTCAACAGAAACAGTTGCGGATAGCTTAAAAGAAATTTCCAAGCATAAGGGAGCAATTGAAACTATCGGTAAACTCTGGGCTACTTATTGGGTGGCGTCTAAGTTCTTCAAAGCTGCTCAAGGTATATACAGTATCGCAGATGCTATTCAAATGATTGGAACAGGTAAGTCTTTAAAAGATTTAGGTGGATTATCAGGATTATTCAAGAAAATACCTAAGAAAATAAAATTGAAGCCAACTGTTGAAGAAGGCGGAATTTTAGGAAAGTTCAAAACATTAGGATCTAGTGCAGCAAGTAAATTTGCTAAACCATTTAAAAACATAGGTTCTAAGCTTGGAGCAACTAAATTAGGCTCAAAAGTTGCTGGTATTTTTGAAAAGAGTGGAAATAGAGCTGGAACAAAATTTTTTGACAGTTTATTAACCAAGATAGGCGGAGAAAAGTTAGCTGGGCTTGGAAAAGGTATAGGCGGAAAACTTGCTGCAGGTGCTGGAGTAGCTTTTTCTGCTTTCGACTTATTTAAAGGACTAACACAAAAAAAAGATAAGGCTACTAATATCGGAAAAGGTATAGGTGGTCTTATTGGTGCAGGTGCCGGCTTTGTTTTAGGTGGTCCAGTTGGAGCTGGTGTTGGTAACATGCTAGGTTCAGCTATTGGTGGAACAGTTGGCAAACACTGGAAAGGTCTTAAAACTGAAATGGGCAAGATCATGAGTGGTGATTGGTCTGGCGTGTGGTCTGATGCTAAAAAGGGCTTTTCTAATATGGTAGATGGGCTTAAAGATACCTGGGGTAAGACTAAGAATTTCTTTTCTGGTAAAGGTTTTAAAACTGATAAAGAAATTAAAGACTCTAAAGCGAAATCTAGAAAAAAACAACAAGAAGATGTTGTTCCTGATTTTGAAGCGCCAGTTACTAAAAAGCAATCTAAAGCCCAAATTGGATATATTAAAGATGTTGAAGCAGCTTTAAATGAATTAAAGAGTAAGATAAAAAGGGCTGGTCTAGGTAAGGCAATGACTAGCCAAATGAATAGTATTAAAAAGGCAGTTAAAAATACTAAATTATCATCTTCATTTACAAGCCTGAAAAAGCAAATTGAAAATGTAACTAAATCATTTAATAATTCGAAGGTTGCTAAAAAATTTGGTTCAACATTAAAAGAATTAAAAACTCAAATAAATAAAAATAATCCATCAAAAGAGTTAAATAAGATTGGCAAAGAATTCAAAAATTCTGCTAAAGCTGTTAGTGAAGTTGACAAACCAGTTAATAAATTAACTAGAACTTTAAAGAGTCTAGATAAGCAATTAAAGACTTTTAAAAAAGTAAACCCATTTGGAACTCTAAATAAAGACATAAAAACTTTTGATTCAACACTAAAGAAAGTATCTTTTGGGAAAGAACTATCTAAACAAATGGATATTGCTAATAAAGCTATGGGTAAGAACGGTTTTGTTGGTGATTTCAGTTCAATGGTTAATTCAGTAATTAAGAGTTTGAAATCATTTAAAAGATCTTTTAATTCAAACTGGAAAACAGTTTGGAACAAAGCTAGACCAACTATGAATAATTACTTAGATGATTTGCCAGGTGCTTTTTCTAAAAGAACTAATAAAATTCTAGACAAACAAGAAGATTTTGAGAGTTCATTTAATAAGTCTTGGCGTGGATGGTTAAATTATATTTCTAATAAGTTTAAATCAACTTTTGATGAATTACCAAGTAAAGCTCATGCATCAATGAGTAAGATCATTTCTGAAAGTAATAAAGGTATCAACTCTTTAAATTCAGTTATTTCAGCTTTTGGTGGAACTTCATTGAAAACAGCATCTTATGCAACAGGTACACCTAATGTTGCAGGAACTCACCCAGGTGGATTAATGACTGTAAATGATGATGGTTCAGCTGATCCAAGAGAAATCATTATGCGCCCTAATGGTGATATGTTCATGATGAATGGGCGTAATTTAACAATTTGGGGTGAACCTGGAACAACAGTATTTAATTCAACTCAATCTAAATTCATTAGTAAAATGATGAATGTTCCAAAATATGCTGATGGAACAGATAGCAGTTCAGATATGCTTGACTACATTATGGAACATGCGGAAGAAATTAGTAAAAATCCATTGCCATTTTTAAACAAGCAATGGAAAAAGGCAGTTAATTTCACTCGTGGCTCAGAATTTTATCAAAAATTTGGTAATGCTTTAGGAAGTGGCTTTTTAAAAGCTATTCAAAATCCATTTAAAAAGATGGTTGAAGAAAGTGATGTAGCTGCACCTGCTGGAAGTGGTGTTGAACGCTGGAAGCCACAAGTAATTAGAGCTTTAAAGATGTTAGGATTATCAACTTCATTAGTTGGAAAGGTATTAAAGCAAATCCAAACAGAATCCGGTGGAAATGAAAAAGTAACACAACAAGGAGCTGATCCTGATGGAGATGGTTCAGGTCCTGCTATAGGGTTGATGCAAACTAAACGAGGAACGTTTAATCAATATGCTTTAGCCGGACACCATAATATCTTCAACGGTTTTGATAATATATTAGCTGGATTGAATTATGCAAAAAGTAGATATGGAAATAGTTTATACTTCTTAGGTCAAGGTCATGGATATGCTAACGGTGGAGAAATTACACAAAAAGAATTGGCTTGGATAGGAGATAATGCACAACAACATGAATTTGTGATTAATCCATATTCTGCTAGTTCTATTCCATTAACCAATAAGCTTATAGATACCATGTCTAATGTTCGACCAGAATTAAAGAAGAGTGGTACAACTTCTAATTTAGAAAAAGTAATTAATATTCTATATACAATAGCTGATAATGTTAAGAATATTGACTTACAACCAGTTGTCAATATTGATGAGAATGCTAAAGCAATTAATAAGTATAATGCTAAAAATCTAATGTTGAGGAGGGGATAATTTGAAAGTTTTTTCTAGTAAAAGTAATAGACCACAAGCCTATAAATTTGAAAAGCCTACTCAAACTACTAGAAATAGTTTAGGGTTTGATCCAATTGAATTTGCTGTAAGTTTAGATGGTCAAAGTTGGTTATCATGCTATGATAATTCTAATTTGGATAACGTATATTGCTATGATTTCGATATTCCTATCGCTGTACAGTCTGATAATTTACAAAAGCTAGGGATTAATGATGGTCAAAGAATTATTTCAAGTTCATATGAAACTAGAGAATTAAAAATGAGCGTAGTATTTCACGGATTGGATGAAAATGACACTAAATTAGCTATTAATGAGCTACAAAGATTTTTAACAACTCGAGATGGGATGTGGATAACTTGGAGTAATTGGGGACAACGTTGTTATTATGTAAAACTTAAGCAAATTACACCTTCCATTTCAAGTATAAGAGATTTTACAGCAGAAATTGTATTTACTGATCTAATAGGCTTAAGTAGAACTATTGGTGATACGTCTGACTTATCTAACTTGGTTTATGGATTTGGCAACAAGATTATTCGTGATATGAGTTATACTTTCAAAAATAATAGTTTTGAAGTTTATAATCCTAGTGATATTTTAATAGATCCAGAAAGAAGAGGGCATCCATTAAAAATAATTTTGTCTGGGTCAAGTAATGGCGGAATGAAGATAACTAATAAAACGACAGGAGATTATATTACTAGAAAAGGTAATTGGTCTGGAGTATGGAAATTAGATGGTGTTAATCCATATCTTAATAACGAAAATGATGGCATTAATACAGATCATGGTGTTATTACACTACAAAAAGGATACAACGCTTTTCAAGTTGATAATTTTACTGGCTCTATTGGTTTTGAATTCCCATTTTGGTATTTGTCATGATTGAACCAGTATTAATTAGAGATAGAGCTGGGGAAAATGAGGAAAGGGTGTCTTTCTCTGATTTATATAGCTCGTTTCAAGAAACTTGGGAAGTAAATAATACATTTCAAATAGATTTAACATTGACGTATACAGAGGATTATAAGAAAGTATACAATTTAGCTCAGACTGCTTCATATGTTATTTATAAAAATCAGATGTATTCAATAGAGCAAATAGAAACTACTATAGCTACTAATTTACTAACTAAAAAAATTACTGCTAAACATATTCTATTAGAAAAATTGAAAAATTTACGTGTAGATGTTGACCCATCCAAGCCAACAGAAAATACTACTGATAATCAAGATATATTAAGCAATTCAACAAGTGGAAACACAACAACAGTTGTAAAAGCAGATAAGTACGTTACGATTTCTTTGAAAGATTGCTTAGATAAGTTCTTTAATTCTAACGATCAAGGTATTTTTTATAATTTGCATGGTAATTTTCCATCAATCCAAGTTGAAGTATCAGGCTCGTGTTTAGATTGGCTAATATCTAATTTATCTGAATTTCATGCTGTATTTGTGCCTAATGGTAATAGATTAGACGTATATTCAACTGATGAATTCAAAAAGAAAAGTGGTAAGACGTTTAGATATTTACACAATACGGATAATATTGATTTACAAGTCGATATAAACGAACTAAAGAATTCAGTTCATGTTGTTGGTGGAAAAGTCACTAAGGAAGTTACAACAACTAATACTGAAACTGTACCTGCTGAAAGTGGTGGAGCCGATAAAGTAGTAGAAGATGCTAAAAAATATCTAGGAATACCTTATGTTTGGGGTGGTAAAACTCCATCAGGCTTTGATTGTTCAGGCTTAGTAGCATACATTTATCATGATTTTGGAATAAACATACCTAGTTATACCGTTGATATGGAAAGTTACGGTACTGATATATCACTGAATAATATTCAATGCGGAGACATGTTATTTTGGGGACCACATGGAGCTTCATATCATGTTGCTATGGCACTAAATTCTACTGATTTAATCATGGCGCCACAGCCAGGAGAAAATGTTAGAATTCAAAAAATAAGTGCTTGGAGACCTGATTTTGCTAAACGTAATCAACAAATGGCAAGTATTGTATCCAAACAAGATACAGATACGAAAACAAATACAGATACTTCAAGTAATGATGAATTTCTAATTAACTATACTTACACTGATGGTAATTCCGTAAGTAAATATGGGCTAAGACGTTCTGAACTAATGGAAGTTGATTTTATTAGAGATAAGAATGTGATGGATAATTACTTGAAATCAAAATTGCAAACTGAACCACTAATAACCTTATCATTAAGTTACTGGGGAGAAAAAGATTTCCAGATGGGAGAAGTTAGAACTCTGATAGCTAGAGAAATGAATATTGTAAATGAAGTACAATTAGTTGCGTATTCTGTTAATCCGTATTCTGTAAATTCTGATTCCACCTTAACGTTTAATAATGCAGGAACTTATATGAAAGATGTCAATTTAGCACTCATGAAAGATATCAAAGGAATATCAACCAGGGTAAATTCTACTTATAGCAATAGTTTTTCCAGAAATGAAGATGCATACGTTAATATTAATGATCCTGATTTAGCTAAGTGGGTATCTGATTATGTTGGAGGTTAGAAAATGAATTGGTTAGATTTATTGGCAGAAGCACTAAGAAAATTAACTACTAAAGAATTACCTGGACTCCAAAAACAAATGTATGCATATATTGATAGTAAACATAGAGAGACTATTAAATACATTGACGATAAACTTAACAACAATACTCCAACAAATCCAGATACACCTAAACCACAACACATTGGCAAAATTATTGATGTCTCAGAGTGGCAAGGTGTAATTGATTGGCCTAGCGTGATAGCTGATGATGTTACTTTGAGTATTATCCGAGTTCAGCATGGTTCTGCTCATCAAGATTTAAAGTACATGGAGAATTTACAGAAATGTATTTCAGCTGGTGGAAAGTATGCGGTGTATGCATATTTTGCTGCTACATCTACATCAGACGCTCAACAAGAAGCTAGAGATTTTTATAACAGAACACAACAGGTTGTCGCAGGTAAGCAACAGCCTATTTTTTATGCGATTGATGTTGAAAGTATTGAAATGAGTGGAGATATTACCCAGATGAGAGCGGGAGTTGAGGCTTATATGTCGCAACTCAATGCTTTAGGTGTACCAGATAATAAGATAGTTCTGTATATTGCTAATCATTTATACGATAAATTCAATTTGAATGTCGCACGTCCTGGCGCAATTTGGATACCAAGTTACGGACAAAATGATGGCACATTGGCTAATAGTTTAAAACCTACACACCCATATGACTTGCATCAATTCACAAGTAAAGGTAGTGTTAAAGGTATATCTGGAAATGTAGATATGAGCGCAGAGCCAAGCGAGAAGTTTAAGGAGTTGATATTTAGTGCTTAGTTGGAATGGCGATATACATGAATTTTTAAATGTATATCAGAAGAATATGACGGACTTTCAAGATGAGGTTAATAGCCATTTAAGTTGGTTGAATGATGATTTGTATTTGGATAATGATTTTAGATTAGCTTTAATTATTCAGAAACTAGATGCAAGTTTTTCAAGGCTTTTGTATAACCAAATTTGTGAGAATACAAGGTTAATCAATATCATTTTGAAGAAGCTGGCAAGCCTAGTAAATGAGTCTGATTACCAAGGATATGATGATTTGGGTAATTTAATAACAGTATCTTATGAAGCTTACTTGAATAACAAACTGGAGTTAGATAAGGATAATTTCAATCAGTATTATCAACAACTTCAAGTTATTTTAGATAAACTAGCGAAGTTTAAACAAGATAATGTTAGTGAACAATATTTGAAAGGTGGTGAGAATTAATGGCAGTAGCGAACAATCAGTATATTAATTTTGACTTATTGAGATACCAAAATGAAGTGCTAGATATTACGAATAAGTTTAAGGGGCGTGTTGGAGATACACAAGACTACATTAAGCTATTTGTGACTTCAAACAGTTATCCAGTTGATTTACGTAATATGAAGGCTATGTTTGGTGGTGTGGATCCAAAACAAGTAGCACATAGACACTATTTAGATTTTAGAGCAGACCAAAAGACAGACAATTTAGAACAAGGGCGTTGTACGGTTTATTTTGATGAAAATACATTCAATTATGAAGGCGAATGGACCCAGGCTTATTTTAAATTCATTGATGAAAATGGTAATACAGTATCAACTGTTAATATGAAATTAGTAGCTATGGGAGATCAGGTTTACGCTGCAGTAGGTCAAGTTGCGAATATTACGATAGATGAATTTGATAAAGAATACGAAAAAGTAAGGGAAGCAGGAAAGAAAACTGAAGCTTTATTCAATTCTTTATCTACAGATGCTAAAGCCAAGTATCAAGCTGCATATGATGAGTACAAGCAAGCTATTCAAGAAGCTTATGATGTAATCTTCAACGCCCAAACAGAGCTTAAAGTCAATTATGACAGGTTACAAGAAATGGCTCAACATATTCAAGAAACCTTACGTCAAGCACAATTCCACGATAGACCGTTTCAATTTGATACAGTTGCAATTATGAAATCTCATCTAGAACTACAAGATGGAGATTTAGTGATTACAAGTGGCTGGGATAGTAAAGATGACGGTCATGGTAATATGTGGCAAGTTCGAGCTAAGAAGCGTAATGAGACACCAGATGAAATTAATGTGATTGCTTTACAATCTGGTTATGTAGCAGAGCGTAACTTAAGCATGATTTCAGCGGATAGTCTAGAAGATATTATGTATGGATATTCAATTAAGATTGTACATAATCAAAAAGACTATCCTAAGCCAACAGTTTTTTATTATGAAAACGCGATTGGTACTGAAGTAGGCGGCTTGGGTGCTGGGTCATTTGGTGAAACTCTAACTAAATTAGTTCCTTGTGAGACAGAGTATACAAATAATAATTCAGTTGTTGTTCGCATACCACGTAATTTCTACATGAATGCTAAACCGTACTACAAGTATGGAGATTGGTATTTAGGTAGTGGTAATAAAACAATTAAGATTAGTCTGGGCAATGTTGATGATAGTGCTGCTAAAGCTGGAGACGGTAAAGGCAGTAGCTATTTATCACATAGCACAGGCTATTCCAATTATCCAACAGCTCCAAGTGATTTAAGGTCAGTTTATGTAAATGACACAACAGAGAGATTAGAGCGGAAATAAACGCAATATCCAAGCTAAAGTCATTAGTGCAGCTAGTGGTAAGAGTACAGTTGAATTATTAGATAGCAGTAACGAATTTTCAGACAACATACAAATGAATAATTTACAAGATGATAGCTTTGCAGCCTTTAATGGCTACAGGGCTATTTATTTTAGAAAATAAAGAAAGAAGGAACAAACATGGCAATAAATTTTGAACCTATTTTTTCTGAAATGGCAAATGGACCAGAAAAAATTAAAGAGAATTTCGACAAAGTTAAAACTATTGATGATGGAGTAACAGCTTTAAACCAAAAAGATACAGCTAATTTTAAAATTGGTAAATTTATTGGCGGTGGAGCTAGTGGTAGCGTAAGCCTAAATGGTGTAGGGCAAGGAATGCATATAGTTGGTTTATGGGACCAAATGTCAGATAGTTCATGGCCAAAATCTTTACAAAATAGAAAATCATTTTGGGGATCGTTAATACAGTGCGGAGATGAGAGTGGAAATATTGCTACACAAATATTAATTTTAGCAAACCTTGGCTCTATTTATTTTAGATCTTATGTAGATCATACTTGGAAAGAATGGACCAGAATTGATGGACAAAGAGACCAATAGAGGAGGGTAACAGATGTTAATTTTTATTTACGATAAAGAAACAAAAAGATATATGTATCCAGTAAGTGATTATCCAGACAATTATGATTTACCAGCTAACGCTACAACAGTAAAACCGGTAGATAGCAATGGTGTAGGGTTATACGATCCAACCTGGAACGAAACAACTAATAGTTGGAATAGTTTGACGGAGGAAGAATGGAAGAAGAAGTATACTGTTCCAGAGGTTAAACCAGAGCCAACACAAGATCAACAAACATTGGCAGCTTTGACTAAGCAAGTTATGCAATTACAAGTAGCGAATATGCAACAACAAAAGGTTAATGCAAGTTTAATAAAACAATTAATAGATCTAAATAAGGGAGGACATTAAGATGAATGAAGTAATGTATACAATGTTTAAGGAATATTACCCACTAGGATTATTTAGCATAGATGATTGTCGTTCAGCTGTTCAAGTTCATTATTTTGGCAAGGAACAATTTAAGGAAATTACAGGTGTTGATTATGACGTACCAACAGTAGCCCCAACAGCTTAAAATAACGAAAGGGTGGGTGGGTAGGAGTAAAAATAAAAGTAGGTGAGTATATGTGCATTCATTACTAGGATATTCATGGGCGGAGATAGCGTCAATTCTGGCGGTTATTTCCGTCCTTTTTAGTGGGACATATTGGTTAATTAGGCATGGTGCCAAAGTATTAAATAATGCAATCACTGCTGGTACATATCCGTTGCGGCAGCAATCTCAAGAATTAACCAATACAATCAAACGACTTAATAAAAATTTTGAAGAAGAACATGAAAAATTACAAAGACTAGAGCAGGAAGTAGAGCAACACGATAAAGCTATCATACTTCATGAAGAAAAAATTAAACGGTTGGAGGAGAGAAAATGAAAAAAGTATTATTCGATAAAGACGGTAAGCTAAATCGTAAGACAGTAACATCATTAGTAGTATTGTTACTAGTATTGCTTCAGCAATTATGTGCAATTTTTGGGCTTAAATTTACAGGAGATACGGGACAAATCATGAACCTTGTAAATACAGTTTTAACTATTGGCGGTATTTTAGGTTTAGTTGACGGAACAACAGTTGATGTTGATACAGTCAATACGATTGAACAAACAGCAAATAAAGCTTTAAAAATAGCTAAAACAAGTAATGATACTCCTAAATCTTTAGCTGAAACTATTGATAAGGACGGTAATGTAAAATAGGAGGTAGTATCGTGAAGAAAAAGAAAATATTAATTACTTTAGCAACGTGTGCAGCGTTGCTTTTTTCTTTGAATTCGGGTAGTGTTTACGCCGCTAAAGGCGATCATGGTGTCGATTGGTCTGTTTATCAAGGAGCAAATGGTAAATGGGGTTATGCTAGAGATAAGTTCTCTATTTCTCAAATTGGTGGTACTACTACCGGATGGAACTTGTATACTCAATGGACTTATCCAACACAAGTAAGCTCAACAATCGCACAAGGTAAAAGGGCGCATACATATATCTGGTGGCAAAACGTAACTTCAAACGGTCAAGCAGATTATGTATTGAATTATTTCTTGCCAAAAATCCAAACTCCAAAAGGTTCAATTGTAGCTTTAGACGTTGAATCTGGTTATCAGAATACGCAAGCAATTGCTCATGCTATCCAACGAATTAAAGACGCTGGATATACTCCAATGGTTTATGGATACAAGAATTACTTAGTTAATAATACTGATTTGAGTTATCTATCTACTTTGTGCCAATTGTGGTTGGCTGAGTATCCTAACTATGCTGTAACTCCTGAACCAAACTACAATTATTTTCCAAGTTTTAACAATATTGGTATGCTTCAATTTACTTCAACTTATGTAGCTGGTGGATTAGATGGAGATATTGATTTGACTGGTATTACTGATAACGGTTATAAGAACGGTAATCCAGAGAAGCCTAAGACACATACTCCAGCAGTAGATGCAGGTATCAAAGCTGATAATACACCTAAGCGTGATATTACAGTAGGATATACTGTTAAGGTAAATTATTCTGCTAGTCGTTGGGCTACAGGCCAATATATACCTAGTTTCATCAAGGGTAATTCTTATAAAGTAATCCAAGTATCTGGTAATAGAGTGTTGCTAGACGGTGTTATGTCATGGATTAACAAGTCTGATGTTGAAATTCTACAAACAACAACTCCAATTCAATCTAACAATACTAGTTACTATACTGTAAGATACGGAGATACTTTAAGCGGAATTGCCTATAAATATGGAGTAAATGTATATACTCTAGCCCGTAATAATGGTATCAGTAACATTAACTGGATCTATCCAGGACAACGATTAAAGATTACAGGGAATGTATCTAATCAACGAACATACACAGTACGTTACGGCGATACTTTATCTGGTATTGCTTATCGTTATGGTGTGAATGTTTATACCCTAGCACGTAATAATGGTATCAGCAACATTAACTGGATTTATCCAGGACAAAAATTGAATATATAAATTAAGAGCTCACCTTTATTGGTGGGCTTATTTTTTTATATCTTTTTATTTTTGGGTTTTGGAATTTGAAATCCGTAAACCTATCGTTAAAAAATATCCTATTTTTAACGATAGCATGTCATAAGTCAGTTGTTATTATTAAAAAATAGGCTTTTTTTGATTTTAGATATAAAAAAACAAACTCCACTCATTTCTGGGTGGAGTTTTTATTTTGAATACGCATTGAATACGTTAGACAGAAAAGCATAGCAAACTACAGAAAACTAAAAAATGTATTCTGTGTTAAAATGCTAGTTACAGAAAGGCTT